GTTTTAGCAACTGCACGCATCCCGCCAAAAGCTTTTAATGCTTCTTCTAGCGACTTCATGTATTCAGTTGCTACAGTAAAGCCACCTTCAGAGTTGGTTGTTGTTGACATCGCGTTGCGAATATCAATTGTTTGACGAGCCGCCACCAAGCTACGCTGATTATCGTTCAGCGCATTCATGCCACCTTTTGCAAAGGCGCGGAATGCGTCTGATTCCTCTTTGGTAGATTTTTGAGCTGACGGGGCTTTTGTCACGTCATTTAAAAGCTTAGTTTCAGCATTGTCATCAACCAATAGCTGATTAGCACGGTTTTCGCGTGCAATTTCTGCATCAATAGATTCAACTTCTGCCAAGATAGCATCAAGCTTTTCGCCTTCTGCTGCTGGCATACGTTTTTCTGCTGGATATGCTGCATTTAGTGCTTGTGCTTCCTGAGCCTTGACGTTGCGAAGCTCGCGCATTTGAGCTAGTTTGCTCATAGTGTAATTCCTTTCAAGTAATCCCTTTCGGGCAAAAAAAATCCACCAAAAAATGGTGGCTGTTCACGGTTGCGCGAGGGCGCTATCCGATTCTTTGATGTGCCGCTAGCTTTAATCGCTGCGCTTGACGGTCACGGTGTTCATTTTCAATAAATGAAGGCTCATCCTCTAGCCCATCTTTTGCCGATTGTGGTGCGTTTTTATAAGCAGACAAATCCCATTTATTTTCTAATTTTGTGCCATTAAAAATTGAATCAACAAACCCTTTATCTAAAGCCTCTTGTGCTGTCATCCACGTTTCTGCATTCATCATGGCAACAATATCTTCGGCGGCTAAATTGGTTTTTTTCTTATAATCATTGATGATTGTGCTATCAATCTTATCTAGCAAGTCTGCGGTTTTACGCATATCATCTTTATTGCCAATTGAAAACGCCCATGCGTTATGAATCATAAACATTGCGCCGTCTGATATATGCACTTCTTTAGCAGACAAGGCAACATAAGTGGCGGCACTTGCCGCGATTCCGTCAATATAGGCAGTAACATCGCCATGTGCAATAATGGCTGTTGCCATTGCCCTACCAGCAAAAACATCGCCACCCGGACTATTAATATGCAAGTTGACTTTTTTGCCTTTTAAAGCAGACAGCTCTTTGTTGAAAGCAATGGCGCTAACACCATAATCATCACTAATAACATCATACAAATAGACTTCTGCTTCGGCATCTTTGTTTTCAATGCGTAAATTATTCATAGCCGTATAGCTGTTGTCGCGTAAAAGTTTTAATAAATTCATTCTTGTGCCTTTTCAGTATCAGATTGCTGATTGTCGCTTTGCTGTGATGTAACTGGCGACATATCATCGCCGCCTTCTATTGGCTCGTAATTTTCTAGCCGCCTAACATCATTAACACTTAGCACTGGCCGCTCACCTGCGCGACCAAGCATAATTCTGTAAGCTTCGTATCTAGTTTTAATGTCGCCACGCTCTAAAGAGGCCGTATTAAACTCAATAAAGTATTTTTGACGAGTTGGCCATAGTTTTCGGTTAAATTCTTGCTGAATTGCGGTAATTAATGGCAGTAAAGTGTATTTAACGAAGCCAATTGACTGCTGTTCAATGCCAGTTCCCCATGATGTTGACTTAGATGTATGCCCAACCATGTGAGGCGGCACTCTAAATACGCGGCATATTTCCTCTACAGTAAACTCTCTAGTAGAGATTAATGCCGCATCGTCAGGGTTGATTGACAACTTTTCAACAGATAGCCCACCTGATAACACCATGGGAGTATGGTAATTGTTATGCCCCGCGTTTCTTGCGGCATAACTAGCCCTAATAGATTCGGCTTGGTCAGGCGTTAAATTCTTTTCTGACTTAATAGCAACATCACTTGCCGCGCCATTTTTAAAGAATTTTGCGCTATATTCCTCTGCCGCTAAAGCAATGCCTATGCTTTGTCTTGCCGCCCATGTAATTGGTGATACGCTAGTAAGCCCATCGAACCCAAGAGATGGCACATGAATAATGTCCGCAGGGTCTAAAATATACTGCGGATGGGCTATTGTGTTGTTGTCTGTGTATGGCGTAATTCGATATTTTAATTTATTGTTAGAATCTCTAAACGGCTCAACATGCCGTGGGTGTAATAACTTAAACCCTTTTACCTTGTTGCTAGATAAGCTAAAACGCTCTATCTCTAAGTAAGCATCGCCATAAAACAATAAAGAGCTTGTTAAATAAGTCCACATGGTTGACGCAGTAACTTCTGCGTTAGCTTGTTCATTCAAAAGCCACCAATATTCATGGTTTTGTGATTTTTTGCGACCAGTTTCCGTTCTTTCATAAACTGGCGTTGACATTGACGATATTGCGCCCGCTATCAAGCTAACACAGCCGTAAACGGCACTTACTCGCATAGCCGTAGACTCGCTTACGTCTTGCCCTGTAAATGAGCCTGTTCCTATTCTGTCAAACAATTGCGAAGGCGTAAGTCCATATTCAGACGCATTTTCGCCAAGATTCGCAATTTTAAACTTTGAAAGTAGATTGTTATACCAAGCCATTATAAAAATAATATTTCAGGTACAGAATTGTCTGCGTCTAGCATATTTGACATCGCGCCAGCCGCCATTGCTAAAGCAACCATACCGTCAATCCTTCCTGTTGATTTTTGTTTATCTAATTTTCGATTGCCAGCAGCATCCATAATAATTTTAGAGTTTGCGGCACACATTTTCAATACTGGGTTGTTGCCATGTAGCATTTTGCCATTAAGCAACAATCCTTCAAGAGATTCAATTGCTGGCGATATGTCTTTATAGCCTTGTCCAAACTCAACCAATGGCAAATCAGCGCCAATGCGCTCAAATTCTTTTTTCAGCAAGTCTATGCGCCATCTATCAAAAGCGACTTGCACCACGTTCAACGGCATCAATATTTCAGCTATTTCAATAGCCAATATCTCATAATCAAGGCTTGCTGTGCCAATAGGACTAATTAAGCCCATTTGCGCCCAAGTGTCATATCCCGCGCGGTCACGCTTAGACCGCTCAACCAGCCCGTCCTTTGGTGTCCAAAAGTATGGCTTTATGTGCCACTTTTCATCAAAGGCAATTAACACCATTGCGGTTAAGTCATTTTTTGATGAAAGGTCAAGCCCAACATACACTGGGTTATTTAAAAACACTTCATCGTCTATGTCGCCGCTATTAAGCGACCAAACTTTATTGCTGACAAATGGGCTAGACTGCTCTACTCGCTGATTTAAGTTTAAGTTTCTAAACGTGTTCTCAAAGCTTGGCATGCGCTCGGCTTTTTCAGCCTGTTTACGCATATCATTTAGCGACCTAAATTTACCAAGCGCAGGGTTTGATTTATACCAAGCCTGCTCATCCAGCAAGTCCGCTTCCATATCTGTCGCGTACAAGTGGCAAACTGTTTTATTCGGCTTATTTTTAAGCGCGTCATCAATCTGTATGCTAAAAAAGTCATTGTCATTTGCGGCTTGCGTGCTAATGTAAATTAACAACGCATTATCATAAGCGCCTTGTGATGTTGTAATAGCATCAACAAAATCTGACTTGTCGCCGCGTATCTGCCCCACCTCATCCAAAATTGCTACCACTGGCGATTTACCATGTGAGGTTTTGGCTTCGGCACTAATTGCTTGATATTCTACGTTTTTAGCCAAGCCAACAATTTTCTTGCTACTTGGTATAATCTTATATAAGCCTTCTAGCTCGGGAGAAAGATTTAACATCTTAGACGTTAAGTTATAAACTTCTGCCGCTTGTTCACGACTTAGAGCGCCTGAAATAATACGGCTGTTTAGCATGGCTTCAGGGCCAACTACATGAGCCGCGACTAAAATCCCAATTGTAGCTGTCTTTGCGTTTTTGCGAGCCATTGACAATATCGCAGTATCAGTGCCATATACATTGTCGTAAACTTCAAGTATAAAGTTTTTCTGAAAAGGCTCTAGTACAATTGGCTTGCCAACAAAGTCACCTTCAGGGACTTTTAAATATCTTTCTGCGAACGCAATAACGCGCTCACCTCTTGTCATTTTTGACATTAGCGTGCTAACAAATCCTCTTGTTCGTTCTCATGTTCTTCAACGACATCTCTTGCAGAAAAATATGCTTTGCGTTTTTTAGCAATATCTCTTGGGTCTGCTTTAGAAGTCGCATTCAATGCCAACGCTTTAACTGTGGCAAGTTGCGACTGCTTCAACTCATTCAATGCGCGAAGTCTAGGATTAGTTACGCTAGTGCCTCTGTCATTCACCATGATAGAGCCTTCTGCGTAGATTAACCGTTGCTCAATCTCTATGTCAGACTGGCATCTCGCAAGCTGTGCCGCAAGGATTAAATCTAGGTCTGTCCACTCATCCCTCGCGCGCGCGCGTAAGATGTCAATCCAAAATGGCAAATCGCTATCACGCAACATGACGTGTTTTGGTATTTGCGGCAATGGTTTTAACGCTTCTTGCAAGAAGCTAACGGCTCCTGTTACGGTATCTGCTGTTCGTGTATTTTTGGCCATATCAGTGTTAGGATTAAATCAGAGTACCCAAGTCGGTTGTTAGTGAGAAGCGCATATAC